AACTAAAACGTTTGAAGATCTGGATGCGTTAGTAACCAATGACCAAAATTGGAGAAAGCATCTGCCTGGCTACCTGCGAGAAGACCTTGAAGAAACTATCGGCGATCTTAGAGATAGGAAAGCCGATTTTGCACAGTACCAGGGCGCCTATGCCAAGACGATTAATAACTACTTTAATCCTCAAGACGTCTCTGATGCTGAAGTTTACCATGCCATGTCCAATCCGTATGATGAAGACATGATGATCTCGGCTTTTGCCGTACCCTCCGGAAAGAACGACCGCCAAGTCTTTGAAGACATGCGTTTGTACCTGAAGCTTCGTAAGCGTAAGGGTCTCCCTAAGGAGTCACTTTCCCACAATCTCCCCATCGATGCACTTTTGGCCCGCGTTCACAAGGCGACCGCCAATGTTATCGTTGACAAAACCGTAGTTTGTCACGCCTTGCTCTGCAGCGCTACCCCTACTAGACCTGTAGCAGCCTCCGTGTATCATTTCTACGAAGATATTCCTGCGGTGCTTTCCGCTGTGCCTCCGTTGGACAAGTGTTACAACATTGTCTCTTTTGGAGGTGCTTGCGCTCCACCTGCTATTCCAGTAAAGTTCACTACCTCAGCTCTAGGAGACTTTGCGCAATATCCCCTCCCTAGCTCGTTTGCCAATGGTGAGACCCTTCCAGCCAAATTTTTGGTTGCTTTGGGCGAACGCCATGTCAAACTGAGTAAGGATCAGAAATTTTCAGGCACTTTGGTCCGCCCCAATGGTGGCCAGACTCCCTGTCAATTTAAAATCGGTTACGATGCGCATAAACGCATTGTCATCGTGCACAATGCCACCACTACCGGAGGTGATTGCGGTCTTGCACTCATTACTTCTGACACCCGACTCGTAAACGAGCCACGTGTTATTGGAATCCATTTCCGTGGTGGCAATGCCATTCAATCCGCCGATGTCCTCGGTGGCGACCCCGATACGGTTGGGTGGAACTCCGCAGTTCCCTTCCCTTCCGACTTTGTCGGGGGTTTAAACTGACCAGCCCCGGCATTGCGACCGGGGCGATACTTGACCCTCTGGGTAAAATCGATGTGAGACGTCGTTGTCCTTATAACGGCGGCATGTCGGTTGGTGATAGTATTGGTCGCACCACGTACATCGGCCACCTTGCCGGAATGTACAGACAAGAGAAGTCAGAATTCACTGGTTCTGACTCTTTTCTCGTCCAAGATTGCCCAGCTTCTTTATTCTATCCTGCTCATGTGCGAAACCGCGAACTTATAGCCGCGGCCGCACTGCGTTTTAATTCTACTATTGAGTGCACTATCGAGCCTGAAATATCTCGTATGGTGCAGCAAGTCCTGAAGGCTATTTTGCCTGAGCTTGTTGTCGATTGTATGTCGAAATCTGAATTCGTCTCTTTCGTACACTCCAATGTTTCTCAGCTAAAAGGTGCCGCCGGAGCTGGTTATTCCAAGTTCAAGAACAAACTTACGTTCTTGCTCTTGGTGACCCCGGAAACCTTTTATGACTGCATCATGTCCATGGTCTTCATTGATAAGCCATGGATTGCCTCTTCTTGCTTCAAAGACGAGCTTCGTCTCGTTGTTGACGGCTACGTTAAGGACCCGCGTTCCTTCGTGTCGTCGACGTTGCATGACTATTGCACTGGTCTTATTCTTTTCCACAAGTTGTTCGAAAAATTGAATGATTGTCGTGAATGGATGTCTGTGATCGGTGTGAACATGTTCACTGAGTGGGGCTTGCTCCACCAGCGAACGCGCCAAAGACAATTGCACCTTGGTCTTCCCGACAAGTATGCGTGCTCTGACATTTCTGGTTCTGACAAGTACCAGAAACATGCTATTCGCCGCATATTTATCGAAGTTCTTCAAGTTCCTGACCACTTGCGTGCCATCTTTGATGACTATATGGACCACCTAGAAAGTCGTATCGTTGTTGACCAGAATGGCTTTGCCTTCTTGGTTACCGATGGACTCGACTCAGGTAAGTTCGTAACTCTCCATTTCAACACGCTGTACTCTTTAGTTTGCCTTATCATCCTTTTGATCAAGCAGTGCGTTGATTTTGCCTCTATCCTTGTTTGGCCTGCCTTAATCGGTGGTGACGATAATTTGACTAACTGGCCCTTCGCGCAGTCGTATTATGATTGTTGGCAGCAGCATATTTATCCCATCACTGGTCAAAAGGTTTCTAATGAAAATGGTCAAGAAGGAGACACTAACGACCCTCCCGAGGTCGTGCCTTTGGAGCAAGCTCAAATTTATTCTATGAGTTTCGCTTCCACCCCGTATGGTGTTTTTCCTAGAACCCTACGCCCTAACAAGGCGCTAGCTCGTCTTCAGTTTTCCACGAAGAGCGAGAATCGCCTTGAGCTAATCAAGCAACTTATGCTAGTTCATTTCTGGCACGAGTCTGTTATGTCCAAACTTCGCGCTGAGTACCTATGTTCGGGCGGAACGAGAGTTCTGCTCAAGCATTGGGAAGCTCGGTGCCTCGCTTGCTACGGTATTGTTGTAGAATCTGCTCAGGTTGGTTCGGAGGTTATAAAAGCACAATTAGTACCACAATCCGTCAAGATGTCTACCACCGTGACTACTACCACCGCTACTCCCAAGAAGAAGGTGGTCACTACCGTCCAGCGCCGCCCCATGAAAAAGGCCGCGCCTGCCCCCAAGAAACCGCAGGCCCCCAAAAAGCCCGCGATTGCTTACCCTAACGATGCTTGGTTTAAGGCCAGCATCGACCCTGAGAACAACCCGCCTATTCGCTTGCCTGACCAATACGGCAATCCGACGGCTGTTTTCAAACAGCGCTTGCAAGTCACCATCCC